TAAACACGTTGTGCTGCTAACTCTGCATCGGCCAATGAGATTAACTGGTCATCACCAGCTGCTGAGAAATCACATAGGTATTCCCTGGCAAAAGATGTTTCGGCCATGTCACGTTTTAAACGCTCAACCTCATCAGGATGCAAACTGTCTGTATCGTAAACGGTGTATCGAGATGCTGTCCATCCCTCTAGGTCAACAGCTCTATGATACAGCTCACTAAATAAATTGATACCGCTTGGCGTGCCTATGAATACAGCCCAGCCCAGGCGGTCAGATAAAGCCGGCTGTACTATGTCATTCCATACCTCGGGTTTAATCTGCGCCACCTCATCTATTACAATCCCATCAACTCTCAAGCCACGCATGGCATCAGGGTTGTCACCGCCAAACAATCTAATGATAGCCCCGTTGTGTTTAAACTTAACAAACAGATCGCCTTCATTGATATCGATTACGTTAGTTCTGCGTAGTGGCTCGAGCTTTTGTTTTAGCCTGGCCCATGCAATTGCTTTTGATTGTTTTAGGAATGGTGCAACATATAGAAACAAGGCCAGATCTTTGTCTGTCTTCATTGCCTTGTCGATTAGCTCCATGATTGCTAGCTCGGTCTTGCCGGCCCTTCGGTGCAATGCATAGACGCTAAATCTTTGCCTGCTTTGGTGACATTGTTTCTGCCATGACCTTGGGGCGTAATCTAACTTAATCATCAGGCACGCCTGTACTGACTACCAGGTTTATGCCGCCCTCATGGTTGAGCCCTACCTTGTCACCATACTTTTTTGGGTTCCATTTAGATAAGAGTTTTAACCTGGCTTCGATCCTGTTCTTACTCCAGGCAACATGAGCGCTATCCATTCTAGGATTATCACCGCCTGTTTGCATTGGCATAGCATCGATGATCTCCAGGCATTCTTCTGCAATAGCATCAGCTCCCATGTCTCGCGCGTGCGCGATGCGTGCCAGAAACTCTGGATCTTTATCCAGCCAATGGTAAATAGTACGCCAGGCCGGCTTACCTTTTAACCGACAGAATGCACGCAAAGTTTTACCGTCAGAGATCCAGTCCAATAGTTCATCGACTATTTTCTGATCTGGTTTCTCAGCTGGTCTACCCTTCTTTGCGGATGGTTTTCCAGTTTTCTGGTGTTTGTGCTCTTCTTTCATATCTGCAAATCTTTGCCACTGTTCCTCTGTCTATATTAAACATAGTTGATAATGTACCATAACCGATAGAATGATCTTCATGTAGATCGCGCATAGCGTCAACTGTCGCATCTGGTATACGAGCGTTTTGATGAGACATACCTACCCGGTATCCCTTCTCATTCACAGCTATCACTATTCTAGTTACCTTTGCCATCGCTCCTATCATCTAAAACAAATCAAGTTTTAGTGAGATTATATCAACATTGATAATTATTCAACAGCTATATCTCCGGTTACACACAATGCCCATAACACTTGTTCATCAGATATACGGTCACCGCGCTCTTCAGCAATTGCATTTAATATTCTATTTGCACGTTCTCGCTCGATGCAAACACTGCCCAATTTGCAATAACCTTTGCATGGTGGGCAGCGTTCAGACTTATTGCGAACAACGCCTTTTTTTGTGTAGCTTGCTATAGAAGACATCACTCATAACTTTCTTCAATTCATCTGTTGGGCTTTTTCCTCGCTTGCTTTGTCTTGCGTTTAACGCTTCTCTCCGCTTGGCCAATGGCAATTTTAGCAGTGATCGTGCTTCGCACTCGAGCCGCCATTTTTCGCAATAGCTGCAGACGTTTTGCCCACCAATTAATAAAATCTCTTTTGGCCTCTCGCAATTTTTGCATGACATCCATGTTACCTTCCTTTCTTTGATTGTTCTTGTGCTAACGATATGATGATGCGCTGAATATAAACGGCAGTGTCCATTGCCTCTTCTTGCGCTTCGTTTAACCATTCAACGACAGGCCGTTCTGATTGCATCATGTTGCCGCCAAATTTTTCAATTCCCTTTCTTGCCCTGGCTTTTATTTTATCTATTACCTGGTCATTGATCGGGCAGCCTGTTGATATTTCTTTTAGCAATTGTTGCACCTGTTGTTGTGCATCACCTAACTGTAAATCTATCTCATGTTCTGCCATCGAGCGTGCAGCCCAACCTTTTAAAAACATTTCATGAGCATACTGACTGCCGGCATCTTCTGGGTTTTCTGCTGCGTGCTGTTCCCAGGCTTTACTTGGTTCGCTATTAATTGCACTCATAATAATCCTCTCTATATGGCGGATAGCCGTTTCTAATATCAACGGGTATGCCTGCCTGTTTTTCACTCTCCCAGATCTGCCTGCCTTCACAGTACATATCTTGTTGCATTAAAAAATTTTCATAATCGCTACGCCCTGCCATTCCAAAGGCAACAAACAATACGATTATAAATACAGCCACTGTAATTTTTTCTTTCATCGATTTCTCCTGTAGCTGTCCCAATCGAAACCAATCATCTTCCCACCATCTTCACGCAGCCGATCAGTGACACGTTCACCAAGGTAACCGCCGAGCTCATTGCCAGGAATATTTGATAGAAGAATTGCTGGTCTTCGTTTTTCGTATCGCTCATTGAGCACATCAAACAGAATTTGTTTTTCAAAATCTGACCCAAACTGAACACCAACCTCATCGAGTATCAAAAGATCTGGCGATGCATAGGCATCCACAATCTGGCTTTCTGTTTCGCCTTGAGTGTTCCAGCTATCTTTTATTCTTCTAATAAGACGTTGAACGGTGACAAATACTGGTGACCGATCTTGCTTCAAAATGTGAAGCGCAATGCCTATTGCCAAATGGGTTTTACCTGTACCCGGCTTGCCAACAAAGATTGCACAACGTCCTGTATCTAAAACCTGGTCAAAGTTTTCAGCGTATTCTTTTGCAAACGCTAATGCTTTTTCCTGGCCTGGGTTTTCTGCTTTGTAGCTATCCAGTGTCCTATCCCGGAACCGTTCTGGTATAGCTGCTCCGCCTAACCTTGACTTCCATCGCAATTCTCTTCGCTCTTTTTCTCTCTCGATGGCTTCACGTTTTTCTTTTTCTTTATCTATTGCTTTCTGTTCTTCTGAACAAACCGGGCAACTAGACCAGTGTGTTCCTAAAAAGTTTCTAGATGTGTACTCACCATGTTTATCACATTGGCGCTTTTCATCTGGCTGGGTTTTGCCCAGGACACTATCAAATTTATTCATGATATTTCTTGCACTCCTTCCCCATAATTTATTTCGTTATATGATTTACCTTTCTGATCCTTGACCCATTCAGCTCTAAACCCTCGCCAACCTCTAGCCTGCATCATGGTCAAGCAATCCTCGAGCTTGATGCCTGCCTTCTCCGCCTCTAACGTAATGCCTACTAATCCTGTTGCTGTTAATGGCGCTTTGACATTTTTCCTATGCTTCAAGAAATCTTCCCAAATAGTTTTAGAAACATCATCTGGTTTATTTATTTTTGTTTCTTGTTTCTTGTTTACTGTTTCATGTTTCTTGTTTGGTTGAACGACTGTTCGACTACCGTTAGCCCTAGCAGCTGCAGATGCCTTGCCAGCTCTTGATGCAGCGTCCAGTTTACCTTGGTATTTTTTAATCTCTTCATCAGCTCTGGGATTAATCCAGCCCACACCTTTATCGAGCTCAAAGAATTCTTCCAAAACAATCTGCACCTCATCAACCTGATCTCTCATATTGATTAAACGTGCAACGACTGTTGAGCTTTCGTTCAACGGCTCTTCATGTAGGTAATAAAGATCTAACAATCTTCGATACGCCAGGTCTTCTAATAAAGACAGATGCCTGGTATGGCTTATGTAATCGCCAATGTTAAAAGGGAAAAAGTGCATTACTTGGCCCCCTTCACGCTGCCCTGTATGTGTGAACCATTTAACCTGGATGACAATTCAACCTGGATAAGTTTGTTCGACACTCGAGAGTTCTTGATCTGACAGGCCACACAACCAGCGTTGCTAGTGTAGCGCAGTGTTTCTCCGCAGGCTTTGCAGGGCTTCCCGGTATATTGGCGCTGGCCCTGCTTTGCTGCTAATCGTCTTGGTGA